CCGCCGTGGCAGTTACGCTGCCTACTTGAATATCTCACACCCCGAGGTTGTGGAGTTCATTAAGATGCGTACACCCACTGGAGACCTGAACCGTAAGAACCTGAACCTGCACCACGGTATCAACGTTACCACAGCTTTCTTGTATGCGGTTGAGAAAGACCTAGAGTGGTCACTGATTGACCCACACACACGAGAGATTGTCGAGACGCTACGTGCCCGTGAGTTATGGGAAGAGATTCTTACAACCCGCTTCCGAACAGGCGAGCCTTACATCAACTACTTGGACGAAGCCAATGAGCGGATGCACCCTGCTTTGAAAGCAAAGAACCTCAAGATCAATGGTAGTAACCTTTGCAATGAGATTCACCTACCTACATCGGAAGACCGTACAGCAGTATGCTGCTTGTCTAGTGTGAACCTAGCGAAGTTTGATGAGTGGGAAGATGATGCGTATTTTGTAGGCGACTTGGTTGAGCTGCTTGATAACGTGCTTCAGTTCTTTATTGATAACGCACCTGACGAACTGTCAAAGGCTCGTTACTCAGCAGAGCGTGAGCGGTCTTTAGGCTTGGGCGCTATGGGCTTCCATGACTACCTGATGCAACACAGCGTACCGTTCGAGTCTAGTATCTCGATCAGTATCAACAAACGAATGTTCAAGAATCTAAAGTCTAAAGCTTTGGAAGCTAGTAAAGAATTGGCGATTACACGAGGCGAGGCACCTGATGGCGAGGGATACGAAGTTCGTAACCTGCACCTGCTGGCAATTGCACCCAATGCCAATAGCAGTATTATCCTTGGCGTGTCACCCAGTATCGAGCCACGAGCTTCTAACTGCTATACACACAAGACACGGGTTGGTAGCCACTTGGTAAAGAACCCATCATTGGAGAAGTTGTTGGAGAAGCTTGGGCATAACAACGACACAATTTGGAAATCGATTATGGCTAACGAGGGGTCTGTAGACCACTTGGATTTCCTGAGCGATGACGACAAAGAAGTATTTAAGACTGCGTTTGAGATTGATCAACGCTGGGTTGTAGAACACGCAAGGGCGCGACAGACTTACATCTGCCAAGGGCAGTCAGTGAACCTCTTCTTCCCTGCTGGTATCGACAAGAGCTTTGTAAACTTGGTACACCGCCGAGCGTTCAGAGGCGCAGATGACTTAGGCGTACCGCTTAAGGGTCTGTACTACCTGCGTACCGAGTCCAGCAAGAAGACTGAGAAAGTCAACGTACAAATTAAACGAGACGCACTGCAAGATGGTGTGCAGGGAGACCTGAACGAGTGTATTGCTTGTCAGGGATAACAACATAACAAGGGTGACGAATGAGCTTATTTGAGAAAAGCAAAACATACAAACCACTTAAGTACCCTCAAGCCGAGGAGTACCGCTTGCAATCCGAAGACATTCATTGGATTGTGAAAGAGGTTGAGATGACAAAAGATGTAGAGGACTATAAGGCTGCATCACCCGAAGAGCGAGAGTATATTAAAAACATTCTCTCCATCTTTACACAGAGCGATTTCAACGTAGCCGCTGGCTATTTACCGCTAATCAATTCGATTCAGAACAATGAGATTCGAGGGATGCTCACAAGCTTTATGGCACGTGAGTTTATCCACCAAGAGGGCTATGCCCACTTAAATGAAAGTCTAGGGTTCCCTGATACTTATTACACCGACTTCTTGAAACACAAGCAGACGCTGGACAAAGATGAGTATATGGCGGTTACCAAGTCTAATGGCAACTTTGGGTTGGCGCTGGCTAAGGGTATCTTGCTTGAGGGTATTTCGTTATTCGGCAGCTTTGCAATGCTCAAGAACTTTGAGCGCCGTGGCAAGTATCTGGGTATGTGTACGATTAATGAGTGGTCACTGCGAGACGAATCTTTACACGTAGAGGGCAACGCTTGGTTGTTCCGTACATGGTGCAAAGAGAACCCCAATGAGATCAACGACAACTTCAAACTACAAATCTACAACATGGCTAGGGAAGTTGTCCAGCTTGAACAAGCGTTTATCGATTTTGCATTCGGTACTTACAAGCCGACTGATCTATTGCAAAGCGAAGTTAAAGGTTACATTGAGTACATTGCGGATAGACGACTGATTCAGCTTGGCTTGAAACCAAACTTTAACCGTTCCGAAAACCCACTGCCGTGGATGGACGAACTAAACAACGGCAGCTCTTTGGCTAACTTCTTTGAGAAGCGAGTCACAGACTATTCGGTGGCAGGTATGTCAGGCGAGTACACCTACTAAAGGAGAGACAACATGGAACAATTTGAAATTGAACTTGGTAAGATGTTTGGAAACAAGGAGCCAGGTCTATTCGACAAAACGGTTCCTATTGTAAAGCACGGCAATACCTACCATTGCTTTATTACATCGGACATCGAATCCCCTGCGGAATACAGCGAGCTTTGTTATATGCTCAATGTAGTTAATGCAAAGGAAAAAGTAACGCTTCATATTAACACAGGGGGCGGTCAGATTGATAGTGCGTTCCAGATTATTGCGGCAATTAAAAGGACAAAGGCTGAGGTTACAGCTCGTATCGCAGGCACCGTAGCAAGTGCAGGTACGATCATTGCCCTTAAGTGCCCGAAGCTTGAGGTGGAGGATTACACCCACTTTATGATTCACAACTATTCGACAGGTACTCAAGGTAAGGGACACGAAGTTATTGACTTTATCAACTTCAACGACAAAGACCTAAAGAATACATTTCGAGAAATCTACACAGGTTTCTTGACGGAAGAAGAGATTGCTGACGTATTGCGCGGTAAAGATATGTGGCTCACTGCTGATGATGTGCGTGTTCGTTGGGCTGACAAACAAGGAGTTACCAAATGAAAACAATTCTATTGGATATAGAAACAGCACCATCATTGGCTTACGTCTGGGGGGTGTGGAAACAGAATGTAGGGCAGAAGCAACTAGCGAGCCATACTCGGATAATGTCCTGTGCTGTCAAAGACCTGTATGGTGACGACATCCGCTATTACGAAAGCCGTGGCGACAACGACCGAGAGATTGTGCAAGCGATTATCAAAGAGTTAGATGATGCTGACTTTGTTGTAGCCCACAATGGTAAGAAGTTTGATATCCCTGTAATCAACGCTAGGGCGGTTGTAAATGGCATCAAGCCACCAAGCCCTTACCGAGTTATTGATACCTTGCTGATTGCCAAGAGGGAGTTCAGGTTCATTAAGAATTCTCTTGAGAACTTGGCTATTGAGCTTAATGTGCCCTCGCGTAAGCTTGGTCATGGTAAGTACCCAGGTTTTGAGCTGTGGCTGGCTTGCTTGTCTCAGGACGACGAAGCTTGGGATGAGATGCGTGAGTACAACTGTATGGATGTGCAAGTGCTAGAGGAAGTTTACCTGCGTATGCGTCCTTGGTATAGCAGCCATCCAAATGTTACAACAGGCGATGAGTCTGAAGAACAATGCTGTCCTAAGTGCGGTGGAGCTGACCTTATGAAACGGGGTTACTACCATACCAATAAGGGGCAGTACCAACGATATATGTGTAAAGGTTGTGGTGCTTGGTCATCATCTACAAATACACAGAACACTAAAGAGAAACGAAAGAGCCTTTTGGCTAGTCGATAAGGAGACACAAATGAGTTTATTGAAAGCACGAAAATTACTAGGCGAAGTACGAGACTTCTCTGATATTCAAGAAGACTTCTTGGATGTTTTAGACAACCTTGGTGACACCGTAACCTTAGAAGAGCTGTACCAAGCAGTAGCCCTTTATGGGGAATATGGTGTAGCGTATATGGTTGATGTAGCCAACTCGCTGGAAGACCCCACATTCGCCTCAGATACCATGAAGTTTATGAACAGCTACATTGCTGAGTTCTGTAAGGCAGCCAACGTCCACTACTTCAACAAAGAGTTTGGATACTCAATTGTTGATAAGGTTGTACAAGATGCCCTTGACAATGCAGGCAAGACCAGTATTGACAAAGTAGCAGGCTTTGTAGCAGAGATTGAACTGTCATACGTCGAACCTGAAGAAGACAAAGAAGAGGAATAGCCCATGATTGCCTTAGTAGATGCTGATTCGTTATTGTACAAAGTAGGATTTGCAATCGAAGACCGTGTAATTTGGAATGAAATGGAAGTCTTAGCAGGCTTAGAAACAGAAAAAGATGACAGTTATTTTACGGATATTGACCAGTGTTTTCGAACTTTTGATCAGCTTGTGTCTAATGTTACTTATGCTACTGATTGCGATGGTAGCCTCCTTGTATTCTCTGGTGCAGGTAACTTTAGACTTGCTCTTCCTACCTCTTACAAAGAAAATAGGAAAGAGTCTCGCAAGCCGACAGGCTACGCTGAAATCTTGGATTACGCGAAACGGGCGCACAACACAAAAACAGTAACTGGTATCGAAGCTGATGACTATGTCGTATGGCTAAAGACCCAGAATCCTGAAGACTACATTGTTTGTGCTATGGACAAGGATGTACTATACCAGACGGTTGGTACTCATTACAATTATAACACAGACGAAGAAGTGACTACTAAGGAGTGGGATGCTATTAAGTATGCCTACTTCCAGACCCTAACTGGCGACCCCTCAGATGGCTACAAAGGCTGTCCTGGGGTCGGCAAGGTCAAAGCGGAAAAGCTCCTAGATGGACTTAAGACAGAACGAGAACTTTGGGAAGCTGTTGTCGCTGCCTACGAGTCTAAGGGGCTTACCGAAGAAGATGCTCTTTGGACTATGAGATTGGCAAATATGCACCAATTTGATGGTAATAAAGTCGTTTATTGGGAACCTCCAAAACCTGTTAATAATCAATAGGTTACGAGCAACTTTAAAAGAAAAGACAATCTAAGATAAAAAGTAGTTTTAAATACTACAAAGGAGACTTAAATGAAACTTACAAGTACTGCTTTTCAGCAAGTTATTGAGGTTTTATTAGAAAAATATCCTAATCGTCTTCCTAAAGATACAGTAAGCCTTGAAGAAATTCATAGGCTTATTGGTCAACAGGATGTAATTAGGTATCTAATTGAGCATTTAGAGATGCTTGAAAGGAAACAAAAGTGAGTAAGTTAGTATCACTTGTGCTATATGAGGACAAATACAAAGACGAACTAGAAGCCTTGTTGATTAAGTTCAGCAAGGAAGTCTTTGGGTATGGTACTGCTAGTATAGACCAGTTTATATCAAACCAGTGGTGTGTCTACCTAGCGTTGCGAGACGATAAAGTTATAGGTTTTGCAAGTTTCACATACAACACTTACTATGGGCTACGCCCTCCAACTTTAGGTTTTACCTACACTTATGTTTTACCTGAGCATCGGAACACAAGAGCATTGTATATGCTTACAATTCAAGCTGGTATACTGAGTGTGGAGAACAAACTGCCCTTAGAAAATTATTACGCCTCTGACAGCTCAGAAAGAATGAGCAGAAAAATAGAGGGTGTAAAACAATACACTACTTATATCTACGAGCTAGATGAGGTAGAAAAAGCTTTTAGCAAATTAACTAACAAATTGAAAATTAAGGATAGACAATGAAAAAATTTATCAAACAACTCGAGCAGCTCTTGGGCTTTCACTTTAGCCCCCAATATGCTTTTGCTGGCGGTCTATATTTCGAACAAGAAGAAAAAAAAGAAAACCCAACGCTGATGTTTAAAGGCGGTAAGGGCGGTCAGTCTGTTGTTGAGAAACCTGTTTATGTTCCACCTCCCGCAGCTCCTGCTGTCCAGATGGCGGCTACACAGACCGAAGCCTTGACACCTGAAGAAGAAGCCAAGCGTACACGCGAGGCTATCAAGGTTGGTGCCAAGTCTCTTCAAATCCCAGTTACTACTGGCGCTGAGGGTACTGGTCAAGTCGGTACAGGTGCTGGTGAGCGCACCAACGCCTCTAAAGGCTAAGGTCATATAAATGACTTCTATAATTCAATACCCTGATACGCCATGTACGTATCCAGTTACAGTGGGTGCAAATATAACAACTGCTATTGGGAATACCCCCAAAGTATGTGCTGTGTTTAGAAACCAATCAACTGTACCTAACCTACGTGCCTTGATGACACGCTTTGATTTTGCACCTGTCAACGCCTCTGAAGATACTTTGATTACAATCCAGCTTGTTGGCGGTGTGACCGCTACAGGCGGCTCTTGGGGTTCTGCTGGCGGCGCTAGTATGTTGGATATCAATACAACAGCTACAGGCTTTACAGGGGGTTTTGTAGGAGTCACAGTTTACTCAACAGCAACCGTAGCTCATGGTAATAGCCCACCCTCAGCGGCACTTACTCAAGTAGATGCTGAGTCTCTGGGACTAGGTTTATATATTGGCGGTCAGTTTGCTGTTGTGTGTTCTGCACAAACAGCGGGTGCTACCACAGACCTTGCTTGGACAGTAAACTGGATAGAAAGAGATTAAAGGTAAAACATGGCAGCAAAAATTTATACAGTTGAAGAACTGCTTAACGAGTTCTCGACTTCAAAACAAAAGTTTTCAAAATTAGATGCTGACCGTTCTGCTGTTTTAGATCGTGCAAGAGAGTGTTCAAAGCTCACTATTCCCTCTGTTGTAACCGATGATGGTCACACAGAGACAGATGATATTGATACACCCTACCAAGCCGTAGGTAGCCGTTTGGTTCACAACTTGTCAAGTAAGTTATTGCTTGCCTTGTTGCCCCCAAATACCAGCTTCTTCCGCTTGATTCCAGATGCCGCTGTTGTAGAGCTGGTAAACCAGCAACAGCAGAATGGCAAAGATGAACTAGAGAAAAACCTAGTCATCTTGGAACAAGAAATGATGAAACAGATTGAGCGCGAAGCATTACGTGTCCCGATCTTTGAGGCAATTAAGTCCTTAGTTATTGGCGGTAACGCCCTCCTATACAAGACCGAAAAAGGTCTTAAGAGCTACAAGTTAGCTAATTACGTAGTCTCTCGAGATTACAGTGGTAACCCTGTGGAAATTATCAGCAAAGAAGCTGTTACAAAAGACACACTACCACAAGATATTATGGATCAGCTTTTGGCAGACAAAGAGTTTGCCGAGAAGACCAAAGTAACTATCTATACCCGCGCTATTCGCAAAGAGGGTGCATGGTACGAGTTCCAAGAAGTTGAGGATATCTTCCTAGAGGGTTCCGATGTCATCTTCAAAAATGACCGTGAACTCCCATTCATCCCGCTACGCTGGACTTCTATCAATGGCGAAAGCTATGGTCGAGGCTTGGTTGAGCAGTACCTTGGCGACTTCCGTTCGCTAGAAGCTTTGTACCAGTTGTTGCTCGAAGCGT